CTCGTTAGCTAGTAGTTGATGATCTTCTTTAGAAGATTTACGATGGTCCTCTAAGCGGCGGTGGATTACCTCTGCTCGTTTGATATCTTCTTCTTTGATTTCGTTGGCTCGGGCTTCGAGGTCTTCGAGTTTTTCAGCAGTGTTTTTGAGGATCTCTCCCTGTACAGCTACTTTTTGCGACATTTCCGTCATTGCTTCTAATGCAGTGTCGAACTTATCAAAAAATCTTTCGATTTGCTTAATATCTTTTTTAATCAGAGCTACGTCTGTTTTTAGGCTTTTGTCTGTACTTGAGTTATCAGTCACGCTGTGTTTTCCTCGTTTTTAAATAGAAAAAGCCCTGGAATCAGTTTAATCACAGGGCCTACTTCATTCTATAGTCTAACAAATCTATTTATTCATCAAAAGCATTCTCATACAAAATAATAATACTTTTTTGTTGACTGATATATGCTCTAAGGTCGCTTAGATTTAATGCGATTTTATCGTAGTTTTTAGTTGTCATTGCGAACAAAACTTTATCACCGCTGAGGTTAGCGAATACTTCATCTACATTTTCTTCTGTAACTACTACAAATTCTACATCACGTAGATCTAGAACATCAGGCGTGGGCACAATAGGTGCAGGGGGAGTAACGTATTCTGTTTCAGTTATTATTTTCGCTGGTGGCGCCACTGGAGTCGATGAGCACGCCGTTAGCAATAAGATCATCGTAAATCCAAGGACACTCGCTGTTAAATGCTTTACCATTCTTTGCGCTCCTTTCTATATCAGTCAAGGCTGCACCAGATAGTATTTCGAAACAACGATTTACTTTCTTTGATGCTTTATTAAGAACATTTTCAACTAGACCTGGTTTAGCAACACCGAGTGCTCCTAGATCATGTCTACCTAAACGTGTTCTGAGTTTATTATTTTGAGAACGAATATCTCCAAATTTAGATTGGAGTTCGTTATATTGATCTCTTTGTTTCTGAAAGTTAGCTTCCATCTTAGCAATGGTATCAACATTTTTAAGATTTACTTCTTCCAATCGGTCTACATTAGCCGTTAACGTAGCGTTATAAGCTGTTATAGTTTCGATCTTGGCTTGGGTGGTGTTGTAATACCATACGAAACCACCACCCATCACTAAGATTATTAGACCTGTATACATAAACGAAGGCATGCTAATTAACCGCTACAATAAGATGCGTATAGCTCTTCAAATTTAGCTTTGCCACAACCGTACTCATCATTGATTTGCTTGTACATTTCGTTCTTAGAACAAGATGCTTGAAGCTTCTTCATTTCTTTGCCGATTGTTTCATCAGCGCCTGAGTAGGCTTCGTTCTTCTTAAAGAAACCTTTAATTTTTTGACCTACAGTTTTCTTAGGCTCTGGCTTTGCAAGTGTTGCTTTAGCTTGAGCTACTGCTGCTTTTCGAAGTGCATTAGAGAAGTTTTCGTTTTTCTCGTCTTCGTCCTCATCATCCTCGTCCTCTTCTTCTTCACCTTCGTCCTCATCATCATTTTCTTCTTCTTCGTCGTCCTCATCTTTAGCTTTCGCTTCCATGATTTCGATATATCTTTCTTCAAGCTTAGTAGTGATACGAGTTTGAATTTCTTCTTCGAACGCCTCTTTCATTTCGAGAGGGCGACCTGCCATTGCTTCTTGTACAATTTTCTCTAAAGACATGTTAATCTCCTTGTTTAATTTAATATTGTTAATCTATTTATTATCCAAACATCTTTGCTTGGGAAGCAGGGCCAACGATACCATCTGCTACTAGACCGTTAAGTTTCTGCCATTTTTTAACTGCTGTTAATGTTCCAAAGCCAAAGTCTCCATCGGCACCAATACCGAGTACTTCTTGCATCTTTGCAACATCTTCTCCTTTCATGCCCTTACGTAGTGTACGAACTTCTTTGGATTTCTTGCCTTCTCCACCGGCTTTACATTTACCAGCAAGAATAGCTTTTGCGTCTTTATAACGCTTATCCCGATCTTCTAATCCAATAGTACCACCGTTAATTTTCTTGGTTAGTCCTAGATTATCATCTGCGTCGGCATATTTTTCTAATTTGTTTGTTTTCCAGAACCAACAGGCTGATTCGATTGCTCCTGCTGGCGTTGCCACATATTCTGCTGCTTCTTCAGCTGACATGTCGACTGATTTTCCAAATGCTGTATAATTATTTCTACCTGTAAGTTGCTTAATGCCACGACCCCTAAATCTCCAGCCGTCACCATCGTCGGTATTGCCCAAGGCACCGCGCTTAGATCTGAATTCATCTTGGTAAACATAGTTCGCAATCTTCTTAGGATCCCGCGCGTAATCTTTAGCATCTCTTTTTCCTTCACCAAAGTAACGACCAAACACGCTATTAAGTGCCTTTTCGCTATAGTTTAAATTTTCTTCAAGACGAGTAAAGTCTGCTGACTCGTGTGCACATTGTGCCATAAAACCAGCGATACGTAGATCGGTAGTAATATCATATGCTTTAAAAAGTTGTTGAGCTGCATCGTACCACTCTTCTGGATTTTTGTTCCGTGGAATCATTGCGCTGAATTGTTCTAGTGTAATCATTTTGTAGGTGCTCCCATTATATCTCTAAGTTTCTTTTTCTTAGACTTATTGCTTTTAGTCCATTTCGCCTGAGCTGCTTTAGACATGTGACCTGCATCCATGCCAGCAATTCCTCCACCACTAACTGAATTAGCAGGAGTTTCATCAAGTTCTGGTTTAGTATTGATGTGTTCAAATAAAGTTTCAACTTCTTCATTTAAAGCCTTGACATTCGCGTCTTCTTTGATATAATTGACATATCGGTCATTAAATACCAATAAAGACTCTTTCATCTGTTCATCAGTTATATCTTCGTTCAACAACGAATCATCGCTGAAATGCTTGTATTCTTTAATAAGGAATAAGGCAGCCGCATAAGATGCAAGCTTTGAACTACCACCCGGTAGCTTAGCAAGCAGTCTTTTCATATTACGTACCATAACATCAAAAACACCCCATGCTTTCTTTTGTTTAGCATCGCGGTCTTTCTTTTTGATTAGTATGTTACCATTTTTATCAATCACGCCAAGCTTAAAAGCATCCCACTTTTCAAAGGGAGTTGCTAATCTTCTTACAAACTGATAAACTAAAAATAGATCTACGACCATTTTAGATTTCCTTAAGTGTTTCTAATATAAACTCGTCTGAATTTATATTGCCATTGTTTAAACTAATATCATCGTATTGAATGATTTCCGGCATATAGTTTAAATATTCTACGAACGGTTTCAAGCAGTCATGAAACTCGTGTAGCTTCATAAAGAGCATGTTAGTTGCTTCCGGACCAAACACATTATAAATTATGATTAAGTGATTCAAAATCAACCTTTCTCTTAAGTCGTCATCTTGCCTATATCTACCAAATAACTTGCGCAAATATTGGAATCGCTTTAAGTCCTCTTCGAACTCAGATATGTCTGAGCATTGAGGGTTATCATAATGTTTTGATGCAAACAACAGAAAAGTTGATTCTGTTAATATCATAATAATAATCTATTTTTATTCGTCTGCTACGATAAGATCTTCGTCAGCTGTATCACCAGTTACACCGTCATCACCAACAGTGGCTTGAGCTACAGTACCACCTTTCATTGGTACTAAGCATTCTGCGAAGTGGCGGCCGTTTGCTGTATGATACAACCACCAGCCAGGACCTGTGATGCCCTTAGCTCTGTTTGACGCAACTGCTGCTTCTTCATCAGAAACAAAAATTGCATTGTCAAGATCGTGTGATTTGTTTGTGTTAGCTGCTGCATCTTCCAAGAATTTTGGTGCAGATCCTAACGTATCGGTTTTTCCCCATAGTGCCATTGTCTTTCTCCTAATTAGCGGGTTTTTATAATTCTATTTATAATCCTTTACGAAAGATTATTTTGGTTTCTTAGCGTCTCTTTGTTTAGCCTTAAGATCACGAACTCTTTGCTTTGCAGCTCTAATTCTTTCTCTATCTTTAGCTTTCTTTTCAGCATCGCTTGCTCTTTTCTCAGCAGCATCTGCTCTTCCAGATGTGCTCATACGATTAGTAGCTTTCTTGATTCCTTTACCTGCTAATCTAGCAGTTCCAACAGCAGCTTTAGCACCTAGTTTAAATGCTCC